ACCAGATGCAGGAGCCTGGCGGGCTATCGTCTCCACCAAGCGCATCCATGGCGGCAAACACGCGGCGACGCGCATCAAGCTGACGGTTGGATAGACGATCAGCGGTTGATCCTGGGAGACGGATCAGCTGAGAGGTTGACATGCTATCGAGCGCAGCACTGCGAAATAGCGTGCGAAAAATACAGCCTGCCTCGTGCATCTCTGGCGTGATGGTTCCGTTTGACAGCATCATGCCGAGTGTGTCCACGGCGCGGCGGTGTCGGACCGGAGTGCCCGTCTCGGGATCTGCGTCGCGGATTGGTGCGCCGACATCGCCATGCTGCAAGCGCCACTTCGATGGCGCTGACAAATCCTCACGCGGCTTGGCGGAGTGCTTGGTTTTGCGCTTAGCGGCCATGATTACTGCCCCCATTGCGCCGCCCCCAGCGGCGATTGGCTTCGTTGGTGATGGCCTGGCGCAGCCAAGGGTCGGTGATGTCATCCACCACGATGCTGGCCACGCCATGCCGGTGCCATGCGGCCGCGCGCATGGCGTTCAATTCCGCTTCGTTAGTGGTGCTGCGCAGGCGCGTGATCAGGTTCTGCGCGAGCATCGGGGCGCCGTGCAGGCTCATGCCCGGCCTCCCTCTGCGTCCGTCGCCCAGAGCAGCAGGGCCAGTGCATCGGCTTCGTTGTCATCCGCCGGGGCAAAGCCGCGAGCACGCATGGCAGCGACCATGGTGGCCTTGTCGGCATTGCCCTTGCCGGTGGCATAGCGCTTGATCGTGCCGACCGGGACGCCCTCATAGGCGATAGATTTCTGCTCGCACCAGGCTGACAGAATGGCGAGCCATCCGCCGTAGGCGTGTGAGGCATCGGTGCCGACATGTCGGCGCACCTGCTCATACACGATCATGCCGAGACCACCGGCGAGGTCAGTCACTTCGTCCAGCCAGCGCCGAAAGCGGAGAAACCGCATACCGCCACCTTCGAAGCGGCTTGGCTTGAAGGTCACGGTGCCGGAAACCGTGCCGCCAGTGTCCAGGCGTAGCGCCCAGCCGGTGGTGGTGCCGAGATCGAGCGCCAGGACGGCCCGTCGCGGTGCGGTGCCGACATCGCAATCGGAAATGATGGGCGGCCTGCTTGCCAGCGCCGCGGACATGGGGAGAGTCGAGAGAGCCATGATTGTCTCCTGATGGGGATGGTGGTGGTGAGGGCGGCGGCGGTGGGGTTCTTGGCGGAGCACACCGTCGCTGCCCGGCTTTGGGGTTCGGCCCGCGCGTGGCGGTCCAATGGCCGGCGGCCTATGCGCCGTGCTGGTCATGCCAGCGCGCTGTCCCAACCTGTCCCAACCTCTGGAAGGTTGGGACAGCGGTTTTCTAAATAAAATCAGTCGGTTGGGGGTTTCTGTCCCAACGTCCCAACCTTCCCGACCTCTCCCTAAATACATATAGGGTATGTATTTTCCCCCCATCCCAATCTCTGCTGAATAAGTTTTAACCCCCGTTGGGACGGTTGGGAGGTTGGGACAGATTGCAGAAACACGTGATGCTGTGGGCAAAATTTCATGTCCCAACCTCGCGTCGGAGGTTGGGACATGGCAGCGAGGTTGGGACAGAAATGCGGGGGCGATCATCACGATGTTCCCCCTGCCTGTGGCGCCCGGTAACGCCATTCGCGGGAAACGTCCTCGTTTGAGGAATTGATCGCCCGGTAGCGTTCCCATTTTTTGGCCTTCAAAAGGCTCGAGACGCGCATCTGATCAGCGCGGGTCCATTTCGCCGGCTCGATGCGCAATGCCTGCTCCAGCACCTCACCCACAGAGACATCCCTCAAGGGCTCCTGGCGCGGCACGTAGTGGTCCTGCCAGTTCTCGTAGGTGCTATTGCCGACATTGACGCTGCGGCGTTCTGAGCTCAGCCAGCGCTCAATCAGCGCGTCCCAGGCGTCGGGCTCGTAGCGGGCTTCCTGTTCGACGGCGACGGCGCCAACTAGGTTGCGGTCCTCAAGCCACCAGGGCGCGCCTTCATTGAAACGATGAACCGCCTCCGCCCAGAGCTGGTCACGATCACGCTGCAAGGCATCAAGGTCAATCTCACCGCAACGGATCGGCCAAAAGCGCCGGTTGCCGGTTTCATCGCGCAGGTAGGTGTCGGGATTGACGCTTCCGGCAAACACGCATTGGCGCGGCACAGTGACCACATAGCGTTCATAGGGTGGGCGATACCGATCTGAGGTGCGCGTCAGAAACGCCTTGATGCGCGAGACCTCTGCCCGGCCAATCGCGTCAAGCTCGGCCATTTCGATGATCCATACGCCGCGCATTTGCTGCGCCGCGTCCTTGGACCCGATCTCGGCCAATTCATCCGTAAACCAGGCATCGGAGGCGAGTAGCTTCAGCGCGGTTGATTTCCGGATACCTTGGGGCCCCTCCAGGATCAGCATGTGGTCGGCCTTGCAGCCTGGTTGCATGATCCGTGCGACGGCAGAAATCATCCAGAGCGAGGCTATGGCCCTATTCAGCGGCGTATCCTCGGCGCCGAGGTAGGTGACCGCCAAGGCGTTCAGCCGGGGCGTTCCATCCCAGCTGAGCGCCGTGAGGTAATCCCGTACGGGGTGGATGCGGATATTGCGGCCAACGGCAATGACACTGCGGCCAACGACTGAGGGCGTTACGTTGATCTCGTGCCGTTGCAGCCACTCGGCGCAGCGCACATCGTCGGCTTCGCCCCAGGGTCGGGGTAGCGGCGCTTGATCACCCTCCCAGGGCAATGGACGTGTCACCACGATTTCCTGCGCGAATTCGTCGAGCACGAGCGCCTTCGCAAAGGCCGGATCGAGGGATAGCGCTGTGATCACATTGGCTTCGTTGCGTTCCGGCGTGCCGCCCGCATCCAGGCGTAGCAGGGCCGCCCAACGTGGACGGGGTAGCGCTTGATTGACATCGCCGGTTGTATTCAAGCGGCGACGGAGTTCGCCCAGCTGCTTTTCCAGAATGGCAACGGCAATTCCGGTCCTGGTTTTGATTTCATTCAACACCTGGCGTTCGGGCAGCGGCTCGAGCCGAAGGGTCACCAGCTTACCCAAAAGCCGCGAAAGGGGCTCCATCTCGGGCGGCTTGGTAAGCGTCGCTGCTGCGGCCAGCAGGTCTTCAAGCGGGGCTGCGTCTGCAGCGTCCTGGTTCGCCGACGCAGTGCGCCATGGGGGTGCAGCCGGTGGTGCGGGCGGTGCTTTTACTGCCTGCTCATAATCCTCGGCCTTGGCGCCGCGCCGCAAGTCGTCATTGAAGTCGTCGCCGTGCAAGGGCGCGATAATGCGTGATGGGATATCCGCAATATTCAGCTGGTCAGTGAGTGTCGCCGCAGCCTGCATGCCAGGCAGCCCAGCATCGGCAAAGATGGTGACGTGGGTCGTGGCACTCGGCCACTGCCAGCGGCGCAAACCATCGGCAGATAGCGCCGCCATGGTCGGGACAGAAAATATCGCCTGTGCCGAAAGCGCGGTTTCAATTCCCTCCGCAACGCCGATACGACCATCCTGTGGAAACGGCGCAAGCCGCACGGCACCGCCAGCCACCGATCCGAGCATCTTCTTGCCCGGGGCTGCCTTTGCGGATCCGTCATCAAGCAGAAACGTGCGATGGATGCCACCCGTGGGCTCACCGTCACCCTTGCGCACCAAGCCCACCATACCGGCCCAGCCACGCTTGGTCTCGAAATCAGGCAGATCCGGGTGAAACTGCAAATCTGCCGTATCCGGAACATCCAGCCCGCGACTGCGCAGGTAATTCTCCGCGAGACTGCCCGCGAGCGGCTGGCAGCCCTCCAGCAGCCTTGCGACTTCATGGCTATGATCGGGCCGTGTTTCACGCGCACGAGGAGCAGGCGCCGGCTGTTCCATGTGCGCCAACCGTGCCGCTTCGGTGAAAAGGTTTGCATCACTGAGGCCTGTGCCATGGTGCACCATGTCGATCGGTCCTGCGCTTTCGCCGGTGGCGTGATCAAAACCCCAGCCCGCAAAGCGTCCTTCAAGATGGAGCACGCATGATCCTTCGCCCCGCGGTGCGCGGCCCGAGAGATCGGCACAACGCATTGTCCGGCCGTCCGGCATGCGCCGGGCATTCGGAAACAAGGCTGGCATCCATTCCTTGGCGCGATCAGCAAGCCGGTGGCGTATTTCCGCCAGATCGTGGCGTGGCGCAGTCGCAGGCCAGGCGTCATTAAGATCAATCTGGCCCGCTTCGGTTGTGTGATGGGTCTGGCTCATGCGACGATCACAAGTCCCCATTCAGCACGAGTGATCGCGGTATAAAGCCATCGGCTGCGATCATCTCGCGTTTTGCCAAGACCATCATCCCAGACCAGTGCTGTCGGGAACTGCGAACCTTGCGCCTTATGACCCGTGATTGCCCAGCCGAAGGTCGCCTCGGTCAAGCCCCTCTTGATCTTCCAATCACGATCATGACGGTGCTTGTCGAACGCATAGTGATCCTCGAAGTGGCCCTTATAGATCCGCAAACGAGCACGGCTTCCATCTTCCTGCGGCGCGCCGATGCGATTGCCGTCCTCGTCAGTTACGACTGCCGAGAAGTAATGGGTGGCTTCATCGACAACATCCGAGAGCGTCAGAAACATCCCATTGATAAGGCCAATGTCATTCTGATTTTTTAGGCAGATGATCTTTTCATCAGGGCCACTTGGCAGCCACCCTGCGTGACCAAATCCAGCTGCGCGGCGCATGACATTGTTCAACTGCAGCCGTGTCGCATTCATGCCGCAGATCACCTGACCGCCACGCAGCGCCTGGTCGGGCGAGACATCCTGCTTGCGCATTTTCCAGACGTAATCATCATACCGGCCAAAGCCAATCGGCTCGCCCTGCCGTGCCATGGTAGCCAGACGAATAATGGCACTTTCGGCTGCCTGACGATGGATTTCGGTGAGCATGATATCCGGCTCGTCTTTGGTAAAGGCACCTTCACTATTGATAGGCGGCAATTGACCAGGATCGCCCAGCACCAGGATCGGCTTGCCAAAACTCATCAAGTCGCGCGCCATTTCCTCGCCAACCATTGATACCTCATCAAGAACAATAAGTTCGGCAAAGGCAGCATCACTCTTGGGATTCAGTGCGAAGCGCGGATGCTTCATCTCCGCAACGCCATGGCGCATGGACTGAATGGTAGCTTCCGCCATGGTGCGCTCGAAGCCCGAAAGGTGCTTCACATCGGCGATTGCTTCCTCAATCTTCTTTTCGGCTTCCTCGACCTCTTCCTCGGTGGCTTCGATGACGCTGTAGATCAGGCTATGGATGGTGCGTGCCGGAGTGCCTTTGCGGCGGAGAACCAATGCGGCCTTGCCGGTGAAGGTCGCAGTGACCACGCCGGGAATGCAATTCTCGCCATTCTCGCCGGCTTGGTGCTGTTCTAGCTCAAGCTCTTCGAGAGCGAATTTCAGGACGGTGGATTTCCCCGTTCCAGCATAACCAAACAGGCGAAAAACCTGTTGCTTCTTTGTGCCGTGCCTGAACCATTCCTTGATGGCTGCAATGGCGCGATACTGGGTGTTTGAGGGCGTGATAGTGGTCATGCGTGTCTCTCCCAACAGCGGGCCGCGTAGGGGCAGAAGCGGCAGAGGTAGAAATCGGCTTGTGCGGCGATGCGAGGCGGCAATTCGCGGGCCTCGGCGGCGCGGAGAATATCAACGGCGCGATCGGAAAGGCGCTGTGCTTCGGCAGCGTCAAAGGGCACGGCCTCATGATGCAAAGCCAGGCTGTCGCGATTGACGGCGGTGAGGAGGGCCACCTCCAATTCGAAATAGGCCATGTAAAGCTGCACCTGCGCGAAATAGATCGGCTTGGATTGGCGCAGCCCGTGCTTGACCAGATCGGTCCAGGATTTCTGGCCAAGCGCTTTTGATTCCCAGAGCGCCGGCCAGCGAATGCCGATATCGGGCCCGGCGACGATCACACCATCGGCATGGCCACGCAGCTTGCCGCCGGCGGCGGTAAAGCCGAATTGCGTGCCCTCGGCACTGCGGTCGCGAAGGTCAAAACCCGCCTGACGCAACCAGCGAATGGCGAGTGCTTCTATCTGATGCCCAGCATCAAAGATGCGGAGAATGCCCGCGGGAAAGTCGCGCCCGGTATCCTTGGGCGTATGCGTCACCTCAAAGACCAGCTTGCGCGCACATTCTTCGCCGATGCGGCTGCCGCCCAGATAATCGCGTGGTGCCTGACGCTGGTTGCGCGCGGTGATGGCCGCATCGATATGGGCATTGACGCGCGCGGTGGTATCGGCGCGGCCATCGGCGGCAAGGCCATAGATCAGGCCGGATTGATGGTTCAGATCAAGCAGCATGCGTGCCTCCAAAAGGAATAGGATCGTCGAATGGATCGCGCTCAGCGACTTGCCGTTGCATGGCGGCTTGAAAGCCATCCACGCAGGCTTCGATGATGCGATCGATCTCGGCCGGGCTGCGGTCATGAAAGGCAGTCAGCAGGCCAAGTTCCTGCAGCACCTCTGCCAGCGGTCGGCGCGCGGCCTTGATGGCAGCTTCCTCCAAGGGGGTCTTGTCGATCATGCCGCCCATCCGCCGGGCGAGCGCGCTGCCCGCTTTTGAACAGGCCATGCTGCAAAAGCGGTAATGCGGAAATTCGCCAATGCGCAGTTGGTGGATATAGCCAAAGCCCCGTGCCTCTCTTGCGCAGAGCGCGCAGGTAAGGCGCAGCACCTGATCCTCGGGCGTGCAGCCAGGCAGTGCTGTTGGGGGCTTGGCCGCAACGCGCGGGGTTGCGCGGCGCGACCAGCGGCGGGGCGGCATGGGCGCATTACCCGTTCAGCCAGGCAGGGCCACCATTAGCAAAAGCCGGGCTTGCGGCGGGCGGTGGCGCCGTTTGCGCAGCGGGCGCGGGTTGTGCAGGGGCTGACCAGGCAGGCGTTTGTTCGGGCGCGGCTGCGGCAATGGGCGCGGGTTGTGTACCCCATGCCGGTGCCGCACTGGCAGGCGCATTGGCTGCCGCACGCGGTGCACGCGGCGTTGGCGCTGCTGGCACACTCTCGCCCGCCATGACCTTGGCGTATTCCGGATCGCTCATCAGCAAGACGCGATCGATCTTGTTGGTCTCGGAATAGCGGGCGTCGCTTGCGGGCTCGACGCGCAGCTTGGCGGCAAAGGTAATGCCATGCAGGTCGGAAAGCCCGCGCAGCACCCGCTTGCCGCGTGCCGCGTCACTCATATCCTGCGGATCGAGGCCCAATGCGCTGTCGATCATGGCGCGGAACAGGCCCTTGGAGATCTTCCAGCCGATTGAGACGCCATGCTCGTCCAGCTTGCCGCCCATCACGGTGAAGGTCTGCCAAAACTTCCGCCGCGCCAACGGTCCATCCGTGATGGTGAATTCGCAATCGAGCATGCGCACATCGCTGCCGGGCGATTTCGCGCCCTTGAGCACACCGCGATCAGCCTCACCATCACCATCCAGCCCGCCACGGCGGATCTGCATGGTGATTTTGACAAAGCTGCCATCTGGCAGGATGTCCGTATTGCGCGGCAATTCCGCATCATTCATGTCAAGCATGGGTGCTTCCTTTCGGCTCAGGCGGTGGGGGTGGTGTTGATTTTGTGGAGCAGGGCCGCGAGATCGGCGGGCTCGGTTTCATCCAGCCGGCCGGATCGATCCTTCGCTGGCAGGCCGAAGCTATTGCCGGCACGGCAGACCAAGCGGCGCTCGCTGCCGCGTTCGGGCTCGTGGCGCCAGGCATCGCCCTCGCGCTGGAACAGACCCATGGAGACGACCTGATCGACGATGCCCGGCAATTCGCGCGCGGCCTTGCCGCCTTCCATTTGCGGCTGCCAGGTGACGCGACCGAATTCATCGGTGACGCGTTCCAGAATGCCGACCATGATGGTGGTCTTGCCGGGCGCGTGTTGCAGATGCTTCAGCAGCCCGATCACTTCGCGCGCGAGTAAGCCATAAGCGCCGCGCGTGTCTGGCTTGCCGGTCTTATCGGAAAACGCCTCGGGCCGCGTCTTTGCCCAGGCCATGGCCTGCCGCGTCAGATCGGTGATGCTGTCCAAAAAGACGATGGATTTTCCGGCGATTAGCCGCACCAGATCGGGATGCGCGGTGGCGAGGTGCTGGTAATGCGCCTCGGAGAAAAACCCATTCGGATCGGCGGCCGGGTTCACACCGCCAATCAGGCAGGCGATGGCAATCGCATCGTCAAAGCGACGGATGGGGATGCTGTCGCCCCGCCAATCCTGGACGGATTTAAGACCGGCTTCGAGGTCGATGCAGATCGTCTCGGCGGCAGGCAGTGTTTTGAGTTGAGAGGTCTTGCCGACACCGCTTGGGCCAAACAGCGCCAGCGTGGTCTTATTGGCCGCGCGCGAAAGGCGCTCATCGGCCGTGACAATGCGCAATGCCATCAGTTTGACCCTCCGCTGCTGGGGTGGGGGCCGGCCAATGCTCTGGCATCACGCTGCGCGGTTTCGCTGAGCAGGGTCAGGCGATAGGTCGGGCGGCCGGTGTGGACGGTGCGTGCCGGTTCGAAAGCTTTGCGGATGCGCTCGGGCCAGGCGGTATAGGCGCGCTCGGGAACCTTGAAGGCGATCTCGAGGTAGTCGAGCGGGTTCTCACCGCCAGTGCGGATTTCCTCGGCAAGCCGCGCAAGCCGGGCCTGGTCCCATTCGACCTTTTTCGACAATTCGGCGGTGATTTCCACCGAGCCATCTTGAAAGCGCACCGTGCCGGTATCCTTGCCGGCCATGCCGCGCGCTGCGATGGCGCGCTGCTGGTAGCGAAGGGCAATCGCGCTTTCGATCCAGGCTTGCATGCGCTTGGCAGCGTCAGCCGCCTCGCGCGCATCGGATTGAAGCAGTGCGAGATGCTCGGCTGGTAGCGCGACGACGTCGCCCATTGGCATATGGCGAAGGGCTTCGAGTGTGGGGCGGTTGGAGAGCGCGTGCATCAGGCGGTCTCCCCAAGGATCATGGCGATCAGGTTCCGACTGCCATTGCGCGGACGGGGGCGAGCGATGACGAGATACTCGTAATCCTCAAAGCCGTGGCGGATTTGCACGAGGTGGGCGAAGCCGCCTTCGGAGAGCTTCAATGCCCTTTCGGCAAGCCGGATCAGCGCAAGCCTTTCCTCATCTTGCATAAGCTTCAGCAGCGGGCAGATGCTTCGTGCGAGCGCGCCGCGGAAGTAGGTGAGACGATCGCCAGGCGCCGCGGCGCCAAGCCAGGAGCAGAGCGAAGCTTCGGTAAGAAGCTCCGGCACTGCGCGGGGGTCAGGAAGGTGTGTGTCCATACTTAGCCCTACCCAGGCACATTCAAATCCGTCTCAGCCTGGCGAGCTGATTCCACCGATGAGTAGGCGCAGGCGCATTTCGCGAATGCGGCGATAGAGAACGGAGCGTGGCAGCGGTCCCTGTCGCCCGACCTCGTGCGGTGTGGCGTGGCAGAGCGATGCGCAAATGCTGTGGTCGCGTTCATCAAGCAGTGCACTTGCGCGATCGAGATCGAGGCGGCGTTCCAGCGCAGCCACGGCGTTGGTGGCTTGGCCACACCATGCGGCGTAGCCTTCGCTTTCCGGAATGATGTCGGCGAGCGTCAGCGGCTCCTCCTGGCCCGGCACCGCGTCATCCAGCGTTGCGTCATGCCTTTCTCGTTTCTCGCGCCGAAGGCGCGTGGCAAGGCGCGCGGCACGGTGCTGGAAGCAGATCGTGGCGAAGGCCGCGAGGGTTCCACGCGCCGGATCGAAGGATCGCAGGCGCGTGATCAGGTCGAGCAGCAGGTCCTGCTCGATATCCTCCTGCTCATGACCGGGACGCCCGAGCGTGCGGCGCAAGCGGCTGGCTTGGGTTTTTGCGATGGGACGAATGAGGTCGAGATCGGCGAGTGAAAGCCGGGTCAGCATGGGTATCGCTCCTGTCGTTTTTGCTATGACGTCAGGAAACAAACACAGGGGGTTGGGGGCGGTATTGGCGGAAATGGGCAGAAAGGGGAATAAATACCTCTGCTGATTTAATCCCCCCAAGGCAATCAATGGGTTAGTTCTGTTTGGGGCGGAAATACGAGGATTTCTGCGATTTATGCCCCAAGGCGATTCGGGAAATTGGTCCCAGGGCCGGGCTGTGGATATCGGGGAAAAGAGAACAAGAGGCGAACAAACCTATTGACCACCGACGCAGACGCTTATCATAATAGTCCTATGTCAATCATTGTGGATTACCCCCATCATCCCCATTCAGGCGCGCCCCGACCCCTCCTGGCAGAGGCTCTTTGGGCCGTCGCAGCGCAGGTGCGCCGCCAGGTCATGTGCCGGCAGAAGGGCTTTGCCGTGCCGGTTGCTGCCCTGGTCGCGGCTGCTGATCGGGTTCTGGCCAATGGCCAGGCCATTACTATTTCCTGGGAACTCGGCCAGCCCGTCCATGATGGGAATGGCCGGGCTGTCCTGGGCGTCTGCGAGACTGACCCGGAGGTTCCTGGCGCGGCGCTGGTCTCCATCAATGGCAGCCTGATTGCCGGGCGCGATGATCTCGCGGTGAGCACCGCCGCGCATGAATTGGGGCATGTCATTTTTGATGTCCCGGCAGCGCTTGGTGCGCCGTTGCGGCGCTATCGGTCCGTAACGCCCGATCCTGCTGCGCTGCTCGACAAGCGGGCGGTCGCCTCCGAACGCAGGGCGAATGAATTCATGGGCGCGTTATTGGTGCCGCCTGTTCCCTTGCATCTGCGGCTTTTGGTGCATGCGCATGCCGAGCGGCTGCGCACGGTCAATGCGCCGCATCGTGGCAGGCCGGGCTCTCGCGTGCTGGCGGCAGAAAATCCGATGGAAGCGATTGAGGGGGTGATTGCGGCGCTGGCGATCGATTTCGGTGTCTCGGAGCGTTTCATCGCCGTGCGGCTGGACCGCTACGGCTTAATCCAAGGAGGGGTAGGATGAGTTTTGGGTCGGTCATTCGCAATCGCCGGACTGCGCTTGGCATCAGCTTGAATGACCTTGCGGAAAGGCTGGAAATCTCCCCGGCCTATTGGTCGCGGATTGAACGCGATCATGAAAACCCGCCGCGCGATGAATTGATAGAGCGTGCTGCTGCCATTCTTGGTGTCCAGGTGGATGAGCTCTTTGTCGAAGCGCAGCGACTGCCGCCGGATATGCGCAGGGATATTGGGCGGGTGGTGCTGGCCTATCGGCGTTTGCGCTTTATGGGAAAGAGATGAATGTCATGGGCGTCCGCATCGTCAGGAAGCCATATTACGGAATCGAGGAAGTCTGTCGGCGCTGGGAAATCTCAGAGGCCGATCTGGCTGGCTTTGTGATTGAGCGGGAGATCGCCCTTGCGGTTGTGGTGGTGCGAGTGCGTGTCCAGTTTGGCAGCTTTG